AGAATCCGGAACTGTGATAGTAGTTTCTGTAGCATAGAATTCCTCAGCAATCTCTGGGAGCTTGTTTATGTATTGTCGTTCAACACTAAATCCTACTCCAGTACCACACATAAGGATATATAAGATTTCGTCAAAAATCCTAGGGTGATCTACAGCAGCATAAGAGCAGTTGTAACCAGCTACTTGATCCCTATCTAGAGCAGGCCCAGCCACCATCAAAGCACGCATAGATGGCATAACATCTAAGTTTAGAATAGCTTCACGTAAAGCATTTTCTGTCTCTAGACCTGAAAAGAAATAGTTTATGTATCGATCTACTGTTTCTTCCCAGGATTCCCTACGGTTCTCAGATTCCAACCATCTAGCATAACGAGATTTGAATATGAACTTCTGATAATCGGTCATGTTATTGGTCATTATTACACTTATCCTTATACAATAAAAATACTTGTGGCCTCAATTGTTTAGGGGCTTCGCTCTTTATGTAATTAACTCCTGCATCATATCCATGTGCTTGTTTTATATTTAACGCTACATTGACGTGCTTTAGTATTCTACCAGAATTCTCTTCTGGGAACTTATATATCTTAGCTGTCATTAGCGCGTCTCAATCCTATTACCATCAACATCTTTTGCTCGCACAGCAGGACCTGATGGATAAGTTCCACAAGCTTTACAACGATATTCTTGAGCTACAGATACTCTTCCACGAGGACGAGTTCCATTCTTTACTAAAGAACCTTTAGTGCCACAGTTAGGGCACGTATCAATCTGTCCCATAATAACACCAAGATTAGGATGATTAGTCATGAATGGGCGCAAGGCAAGATATACTTCCTCAAGCAAACATACATCGTCGATGTTATACTCTAACATCTTTTGAATAATATTCTTATCTTGGCGAAGTACTGCTAACCACCATTCATACTCAGTCTTCATCTTTCCTTCAAAACCCAACAGCTTTGCTAGATAATCCAGCTTAGTTGAGTTTAAGTTGAATTTTCTACGTGCTATTTTCCAGGTGTCTACTATAGGTATATTAGGTAACGGACCAAAGCCATGAACTAGTGATCTACCTACAATCCACGGCAAATCAAACTTGTCTCCATTATGAGCCACAAGAATGTCTGCATCCTCTAATCCTTCACGAATAGAGAGAATTACTTCTGTATCATCAGGAACACCGTTTTTATCAAACTTAAGTACAGGAGTGTGATATACGTAGTTTTCTCCTACATCCTTCCAAGCTGCACAAATAACCACGCGCTCTTGAATTATGCTATCTACACTTACGTACTGTAACCCAGGTCTCCAACAAGCATGAATGTTAGGAGTCGTCTCGATATCAAAGATTCTAATTTTAGGCGTTGTCATTTTGTTGTTCTTCTTGTTGTATGATTTCTAAGGCTTCCTCAAGGTACTCATCATCCTGCACTGTACCGTGATAAAAGAACTCATTGGCTATATCTATTAAAGCTTCAATAGTAAGTATTCCTCCCTCTCGGCCACATTCCAAACACACTCCCACACTATCGAAGTTCTCAGACATGATAAATTTTGGTTTGTGAGTTCCACACTTATAACAAACCCAGTACTTTGACTTAAACCGCATGTTTTAAATCCTCTAACCATTGCTTAGGGATTTCTCCTATTGCAAATGTTATTTTATGTTGTTTGCACCAATCACTATATTTTGTTTTGTGTCGTCTAGTTAGCCAGTTATCTTTAGCAAAGAACATACGTACATCTATCTGTGGATTTGCTTGGACAACAGCTAACATCTTAGTCCTGTCCGAAGATGTAAATCTTCCTTTAGTTTCTATTACTAGTAGTCCATTGTTAGACACAAAATCAGGTAAATAGTTCCTTTCAATCCATATTTTATTGTGCCCACATTTTTGACATCTGGCTCGTGGAGCATCTATATAGTATTTTAATTTGAAAGGCTCGTATCTAAACTTAATCTTCTTTGAAGTTAGAAACTTAGCAAAATCAGCCTCTAGTCGTGACTTATAGTTATTTTTGGAGGTTCCCATACATCATCCTCAGTTCTACACATCCATAACAATCTTCCTGTCTCTAATAGTCGCATGTCTGCATCTTGTTCAACATTGGATTTATCCTCGCCTTCTGGCCACGTCTTATCGACGTATTTTATATACTCATTCCTAACGGCTTGATATAAATCCCATTCTGTGGTTTTGTCATTCAATAGTTTAAAAGTTGCAGCAGGGCCTTTCCCTGGAATACCTTCAATATTATCAATAGCATCGCCCATAACTAGTTGGGCATAAAACCACTTTAATCCTTGTCCTACAAGCTTATTCTTTTTCTTGTTGTAACTTAGATCGCCAAATGAATCGCAAACATAAAATTCTCTGTCTACAAAGTTATAATGAAGTCCAGGAACCATGTCCAAATCTTTATCGTTTGTGCAAATAACAGTCAACCAACCACAACCCATTGTTGTAGTTGTGTAGTTTGCAGTGTGCTGAGCTATAGACATAGCATCATCTGCTTCAATTACATCTACAACTTTAGCATCCCATCTATTGATAAGATAATCCTTAATTTCTTGGTAATATACAGGTTTGTGATCTGGATCACGATTACCCTTGTAAGGCTTAATCGTAGCTATTTGCTCGCGGTATTGATTACCGCCAGTTAGATAAATTTGATACTCATCAGCGTTAGTGTCATTAAGGATCTGTTCTATTTGTAATTTTACTGAATGCAAGCAATTCTGTATAGGTTCTGCTTCAACAAGCGTTACTATGTTTATATCTTCATCTTTAAGTTCGTTTCTAATAAACATATTAAGATCAGCTTTGTTGTCAAAGCTTCCTAGATAATCTTCGTGATTACCTTTGGAATAAACATAGTGTTTGTTGTGTTGTGATGAAAACCCACATCTGTAGGTTATAACATCGCCATCGATCAAAGCTTTCATTCTTTATACCTAAATAGTAAATATACGTAAAAACAATTAGCTAGCACTATAAACAATCCGCCTAAGAAACTAAATACTTGCCCTAGGTGGGGATAATAGAATAAGTTCCAGAATCCCCATGACGTGAAAAATACAATAGAAGCTATACTAACTCCCTTTACTTGTTTGTGCTTTAATAACACTCGACAATGATTTAGTACAAATAGTCCAGCTAGGGACTCATACAACCCATTAATAAAATCAGGCCACATCATCGAATCTTTCAAGTAATAATTCCTTAAGTCTTACTATAAATTTATTATAAGCTGTCTTAGGTTTCCATACATTATGATGCAGTTTAGTCAGCGTTCCATAAATAGGAACTTTGAAGTCAATCTCTGGCCTGTCTTGAACCCACTCAGGGACTGTAGGAAATAACCATTTAGCTTCTGTTGTACATATTCTGTGATCTATATAATGAACTTCCACAGGCCACGGGTACACTAAACCATACTTATTAGCTATAACCCATTCAATCTTTTCTACGACAGACCGATAACTTTCTCCTAAATCTCTCTTTAAGGGTGTATTAATATCATTGGTATAAGCCTCAGCTGCGTCATGAAGCAACCCTTCTAATGCATATTCTTCTGGAACAAAATGAGACACTAATACACTGTGTTGAGCGACAGTGTACAGCTTATCAATTTGTCCAGTGAATCTACACAACTTAGAAAGACTTGTAGCTATATCAAATATATTAATATCCTCTGGTTTAGGATCATTAAAATATAATCGATTTCCTGAATTTGTAGCCATCCAGTTTCCAGTTCTTTCAACCATTATCTTTTCCTACAAGTTCTATGTCTGTTATCCATCCAGCTTCTATCGCTCTGTTATAGAGAATTCCATAAGCTCTAATGAATGCTATCCAGCCTTGATCCTCCTCATCGAGCTTCCCTGCTCGATTATGGAGGGAATCAGTCGCGAGTTTGTTTTTTATTAGTCGAGCGTTTTCTTTACAGACTTTATCTATCTGCTTAAGAAACTCTTGTTCCTCGCGACTGAACGGAGCTATTACATTAGTTAATTGTTTTGGACGGTCCATCAACAATCTCTATAATGTCGTCACCATCACCGTCTTCAATACGAGCTAACACAGCATCAAGATGTCCTTGCATTTCTTGAATAACTAACAACGCACTTGCTAAGTACTGTGCTTCGTGCTCTACCAAATTAGTCAACTTATTCTTAATTTGGTACAATTGAATATTATCAGCTTCGTCTGATAACAACGACTTTTCAATGGTACATACAAAGTCTTTAGTCTCTGCGATTTTACCTTCTTTAAAAACTTCTATTTTACTCACTCAAAAACTCCTCTTCATTTTCTTTGTCTACAACAACTACATCATCATCGACTACTTCAATGAAGTCTACAGGATTATCTTTAACGTGCTGATAACGAGTAAACAATGTACTTGCCAGTTTATCAACTTCACCTAAAAAGGCTACATACGCAGTATCCCCTTTAGCTGTTTTAGGTAATGATTTAATGCCTAATTCAATAGCTTTAGACACAGCAGCTAGAGCTGAGTTATATGCTCCATTATAAGAAATAGAGATATCCTTTTTACGAAAGTATTCATCTTTTTCAACATCCCTATCTTCTTTGTTTTTCCAGTATTGATCCTTAGTAAGATATGTAGGCGTATCGTTATACTCTTTATGTAAGGCTTTCTTGAGTTTCTCAGGTAACGGCGCGGCGTCTTGAGGAGGAGTATCTACTTCCGTAAGAACAACCGAATTACCATCAACCGTCAAAAATCCTCGGTCGTTGACTGTATAATCAAAAGTAATCATCAAGCCAACTCGAATACCTAAAGGGTCTCGACCAAGATTGTAATACTTCTTAGTCTCTCCCTCTAAAGCAAAACTATAGAGCTTAATATTTTTATAGGGTTTTTCACCAACCCACGAAATAATACCACTGTGATTAGCCATTATTATATTCTCCATATTTCTTAAACAGATCGATCATCTTTCCCAATACCTCTTTGTTCATAAGTTATTAAAAACGCCAAACAACACTGCGCGTGCCATAAATGGCTTTTTCCTGTTTCTTCGTCTGTGTTTTCTCCGTTCCACCATTTCCAAAGGTGACGTTGTAATGCTCCATATACTCGACCCCAATCCATACCTAATTCCCAGTTGCGGCTGTCATACTTGGCTGCGCCGAAACTAAGAATCTCTCCTAAAGCAAATATAACTTCTGGCGGAATAAGATCTAGACGGTTCTTTCCTACATCATACTTAACCCCTTCTGTTTTTAGTTTTTCTTCATTTGAGATATTCATTTTCCCACTTCTCGTTAGTTGCCCAATGAGTTCCAATTTTAACCTCTGCTTCTAACGGACAATTGAACTCAAGATCATAAACTTCCTTTAAATACCACACTACAACATCTGTATAGGCTTGGACACCAATTTCTTCAAAAAGTTCCCGTTCGGGCGGATATATTTCACTTATAGAAGAATCATGAATGGTGTTGATTATGTAACTTTCCATTCCAGCAGCTTTCATAAGATGCCATTGATACGTCACTGCAATAGGCACTATATCAGCTGTAGCAAACGACTGTACTGGATAATTACAGATACTTGTACTGTTGGTAACGTAGCCGGACTTGGTCATTTTAGTGTCCGGCCAATAAAAAATTAATCCATTACAAATGCGTAGTTTCTTTGTTGTCAGAACTTCATTTATCCACTCCTCTTGCGTTCTAGTTATGTCAGGATACATTTCCTTAAAGGCTTGGTAATAAGCCTGTTCAGCAGGAGTTCCACTACTCCCATAGTACAAAGGCTTGAAAGTATGAGGCTTAGCATCCTGTCTATTAGTAGCTTGCCCTGCTTTTGTTAATGTCTCAGATGTAAATGAATGCACATCGAAATGGTCTTTAATCTTTTCTATAGCTACCGAATCTTGTGCTTGAAAAGCAGCAGATCTGAACTCTAGTTGAGCTGCGTCTATTTCCCCTATAAGCCAACCGTCTTCACGAGCTTTAAATATAGGCTTAAAGTCTCTTGGAAAGTTTTGAAACTGTGCCTTATAATGTCTTCCGGTTGAGGATAGCCTATGGGTCTGTGTTATTGTTTGATTCAAATAAGCAAACAATAGATTATCGTCAGTCTCAGCCACACAATTATAAAACTTCTCCAGGGTCTTTGAGAAAGAGTCCCTGAGTTTACTTACTTGGATCTTTAGATCCTTGAATAGTTTTTGCTGTTTATTCTTTGGCTTTAAAGCTCTAATAGCAGCTACATTCGTAGCATAGTAGTCTTGTTCGTTAAACTCAACTCCAGATCTACGAAGAGACTCGCCTTTAGGAGTCAATAAAGTCTGCTTTCTATAATCCCTTGGTGGTAAGAAATTAAGCTTATTGTATATCACATCCCTCATCTGAACTGTAGATTTAGGATTAGCCCCGCCAGTGATCTCCGCCAACTCGTACTCTAAAAGATTAAGTTTGTTCTGTAACTTCTTGTAAACTTTAATAACTCTGTTTGCATCAAGACACATACCTCGCGCCTCGATGTCAATTAGTGCTGGAGTGAATATATTCCTAGTAAAAAATGCATTAAGAAGCTCGTCGGAATCCAGTCGTGCACGCTGTAACAAAAACAAAGATTCTAGTAATCTAACATCTTGAGCGCCATAACTTATCAAATCTTTAAGAACAATCTCAGACGGACAAACTCCGCTCTTTATCAGCTTAGAGACATAGCTTTCTTTGGAACCAAGACCATACCGCTTAGCTGATTCATCCAAAGACAATCCAAACTTTCTATTGCCGGCAATAACATATTCGCCAAGCATAGTACAATAAGGAAGAACCTGCTCTATGTTTAGTCCACACCGAACTAACCATGCTATATCAAACTTGGCGTTATGTGCTACAATGAATTCTGCTTTTTCACAAAGTTCAATTGTTGTTTGTTGGTGGTATTCATTACCTACAACTACGCGTACGCGATCGTCTTCATAATCAGGATGCTCAGGTCCTAGTTTATATTGTACTGTTATTATTCTGTTGTCTTTGTTGTACGGACTACCATTCTCAATGTTGGTAGTCTCAATATCAACAAGTATGTAGTTATTGTTTAGGTAGATCCTCGGGTCCGGACTGCTCAGGAAGTTAGGCAGTTTCTTCATCAACTTCTGTGTTGTTGTCATTTTCATTATTATTGTTCTTTAGTTGTTCTAATCGAATAGTTACCAAATACATTTCATTATTATAGACCAGACGATCACACTTATTGATTACTGCTTCCCGCCCTGCCGAAGATAATGACTCATCGTCCCCAACATAATACACCAGCCTATTAACTTGAACATCCATCTTTACTTCCTCTTTAGTTTTTTGTAAGCAGCTCTTCCACAATGAGGAGATAACTTCAATATGACTCTGCTAAAACTTATTCCGTGCTTAAACACAACTACTTGATGTTGCTCATATACACATTCCCTAATGTCTATTCCAAGTAACTTACAAATGTGCCTACGAGCTTTATGTCTGTTGCTATGCGATTTTCTCCTCACACTACACCACCCTCATCAAATTAAAATCAAATACACAAGGAATAGGAGTTTTATTGCCATTCACCTTATTTTTAGGGAATGATAGTAGTCGTCTTCCCTGCGCTTCCATTTCCTCAGTCGCACCTATACCAATCATCAAATCAATCTGGCCCGGTATACCGACATTACTAAAGTCAACATCCCCTCGTCCAAGAATAGTCTTACCCTCTGCACTACCACCAGCCTGAGTTAGGCTAATAGGAATTTTATTGTACCTCTTACCTAGTGTCCTCATCATAGTAGCAGCCTTCTCCATCTGCAAAACCTTATTAGAATCTCCCATATCCAGATTTCGAATCTGGTCAACAATGAATACATCAGGATCAAAGTGCTTTAGCAAAGACTCTATCTCAGCCGGAGTGCCGGGAGACACTTCCTTAAGATTGAAGTTCTTACCATTCTTAGCCTTAATTATACTCTTAGCCTTTATAGGATCTTCTCTAATTTCTTTTTGCGTCATTCCAGTAAGACGCACATAAAACTTTTTCATCAAATCTATTCCAGGATCTTCATTCTGCAAATACAAAACTTTCAATCCTTGCATAATAAATCCATACGATAGATTCAATGCAAACATGGTCTTACCAATATCTGTGTTCGCAAACACCAAGATGTGATGCTGCCTCAAAACACCACCATCTAATTGCTGAGTCAGCGATTGAGGTAATAGTTTGATTCTGTGTTTATCGTCAGTTTGTTCTAGGACTGATTCAAATGTTTCCTCGGCATTAAATAATGTGTCGTCTTCATCTTCATCAACTTGATTAACTGTAGTTATTTGTTGCAAAAGATCTATTAGTAATGAGTCGTCTTGCCTATTTATAGCAAGTAGAATGTCTGCTTTTATCTTTTCTTTCCTAGAGATAGAAGCTTCTTCTAACAAGTTAGGCAATGATATATTTTCTTTTACTAATACATGTTTGAATATATCAAAGTGTTTAGGATACTTTCGTTTTAGTATATTTATTAAGATATCCAGATCAACTTCTAAAGCCTCAGGATCTTTCGAGTAAAACTCCGAGATTTCATCAAACAGAACTTGACCTTGATCAGATAACGAATCTCGTATTTTTAATTTTACTAGCCTTTCCCATGCAACCCTAGAAGATAGACTGGCAGAAATTAACTTCTGCTCCATCTACTCTCCTGTTTATTTATGTTTGTGAAACCAGCCTTTTATGTTTCCAGTTATATCCATTCCTTGTGATAATGCTTTTGTAACAAGAGACACAGGACTATTAGCTGCTGCTCCATTATCACTAGGCTCACGAGCTTTACCTATTTCTCTCAAGCCCATATAACCAAGTATAATAGACACTACCCAAGGAACTGAACTGGTGTATAGCTCCCCAGCAAACGTAGTTGATCCGCCATTACTAAACAGCGTTGCTATCTTTTGAATAACATCCACACTAGCATTATCTGGAATCTGCATAGCACCAAACACATGCTCAAATGAGTTGTACGGATCTATACCAAATTTAGTATGCAGAAACGGAAGCCAAGTAACCACTACATTCTGTATAAGATCCACTCCTACAAGATAGAACGGGAATAATATATAATGCACCATCCAGCGAACAGCCCAAGGGCGTGTAGTCATGCGCAAATATGCAATTTCTCCAGCAGCCTCTGGAGTCAGCTTACTAGTTATATTTTGATCTATTAAGCCTATCTCTACAGCCAAACGTTCGTTTTGCTTAGCATACAATTCAACTTTACTTGTCATTATTTCTGCCCAGCGATTCTGCTGGTCCGGAGTTAAATTAGAAACTTCCGCTTGAAGTTCTTCCGGAGTTGATGCCTGAGATACACTTCCTGTAATTTTTTGTACTGTATTCTTCCCTGTTTCAAATAGTTGTGTAACTTTTCCAATAGCTGAAAAGATTGTAGGAAGCGCTGCGAGTAAAGGTAACATAATTATCCCCGATATAGTATTTTATTTACTTCTTGTGGTTTTAATAACTTAAGTGGATTTCCGCCACTTCTTAATTGCGCATGAGGGTATTCACGAAAGTTCGCCCAATATCCGGCCCAATAAAGACCAGCTTGCTTAACTGCTTCGCCATACGCGTCCCAATAAGGCTTAGCTTTTAAATAGTTCCATGCTAATTTACCGTTAAGCACAGGGCAAGCATCAAAAGCCTCTCCGTAATTGTGCCAAGATTCCCCTGGAGCAGCATTAGTAACGTGATCGCCATATTGAGGACCTACTTCTTCAAGTATGCCCGCTAAAAATGTAAATCCTAGATTAGCCAATGAATCTTGTTTTTGGTTGATTTCTTGACGGGACCTGGACTGTCTCCATAATCTAGCCTGTTCTTCCAGAGACCTAAAGGTACAATAAATCAACAAATCAAAATTAGCCGCTTCTTTACAAGCTTGCTGGATTATAGCAGCTTTTTCCCTTAATTCTGGGACTAAATCCTCTAGTTTTCGTGATGCCATTATTTCCTCTTGCCCTACTTAGACAACTAATTATGAATAAAATTCCCTACTAATCTATTTATTGCACTCATCGCACAAACAACGTAACCAGCTCTTGCCTACAACACGTCCTGGATTTCCGCACCGCTCGCAGATCTTAATAGATTCTTCCTCGGCTCTATCTATACGATCAAATATCTCATCTGATCCCTCTCCGATGTAAAACCTAAGCCCACCAAACTTTTCTTTAACTTGAACTATTCGCCTATCCCATCCAAGCTTAATAAGATCTTGTATTAACTCTTTCTCCAGAGCATACCATCCTGGTCCGTGTTCAAAATACCTAGGATCTACTATTTTTCCTTCATCTAATCCTATATCAAGACCACCAATAGAACTTAAGAATTGAGACATTTCTCGTAAAGATAATTTCTTGCTCATTTAATTAACTCCAATACCAGTTGCTTGTGTGGAGATTTTATACATTTCACTAAAGCCTCAAGGGAGGCATCATCAAGTCTACGCAACATATTTTTATATTCAAGAAAGATATGCTCCTCTTTGCAAGATTCAATAGCTTGTTTAAGTTCTTCGTCTTGGGTCATTTGCTATCCCTCTCATTCATTGCGTCGCAGCAATCATCACAAATATATCCGTATTGATCTCTAATGCAGTCATCGTCTACTGGTGCATCACAAAATCGACAAACTGGCTGACATGCTCCGCAAAATAATCCATTTTCTCCACATCTAGTTGATTTTGGATGATTGCATAAATATTTTCCGCATCCGATATTTTCTGTCATCATTCACTCCTTATCCTCTTCTATTATAATAGGACCTAATGTAGCTCCGTCAGGACAATCTCCGTCTATATATTTCCTCATTTGTGAGTAATGTGCTCCACAAAGCGCGCACGATTCATATTGAGCAATATTAGCTTTTTGATAATACAGTTGTTGTTCAGCTTTTGGTAAAGCATCAAAATATGCATTAAAGTTTTTCACTGCCTTTTCGGCGTATTTGCGTGATACACCAATATGTACCCACCCGCAAACCAAGCACGTCAACTTAATCATCCTGATCACTCCAATATCTTTTACAAAGATACCACATTATGAATAGAAACCAAACTAGGAGTAATATTAAACCTAGTACATCACTAAAGGTTATTGACCTGCACATTAGTCCACCAGTCCAAATACTTTAGCTAATTCGGAATACTTAGTATCCTTAGGATCTTTCTTTAGACTCACAATATGAACCTCATTAAACAACAATCCATACATTTGCTTCAACCTAACTGCTTGCTCCTTAGCATCAGGATCTAGCACAATATACAAATACTCACCCAGATTCCTGAGCATAACAGCGTGCTTAGAGTTTAACCATGTGCCTAGTAAAGCAACTGATGGTAACAGCATGCTATCAAGTTTTATAGCAGATAACACATCCTCTACTATGTAGATCTCTTTTCGATCTCGTGATACTCCATTAGAGAATTGAGATATAGCTTTCCCACCAAACGGGAAATGTAGCCGATGTATCCCATCATCAAAATAATTAGATACTTTAGGACCGGACCACGGACTGTCTGGAACTTTCTTTGCTACCAATCCGTAATTATAACCAGTAACTGTATATACTGGTATTAGCAATCTACGTCGATCTGGATCAAAGCGCATATTGTGCGCCTCTTGATCATTCTTGTGAATCTCATAAGAATTAAAGATCCAATCAGATATTGATTGTGGCAACGGCTCTGATCTTCCGAGATAAGGGCGTGCCTTATCTTCTCCGGGAACTATAGTAGTCGTATAATTAGGAAGGCTTGGTATAAATCCCTTCTCGCCGCACGAAACTCTCCAGCACTTATAAAATACTCCAGTAGGAAATCTTACTAAGCTAAGAGACGTTTCGTGTTTAGCGTTACAGAACGGACAAACAATACGAGATTGCCCATTCACAAGAAGCTTTATGGCTTCCAGTCTGATTATCTTCTTTGCCTCATACATTAGAGTTCCTATTCAGGAATTTTAGCTACAGCATTAATCACACTCATAAGCTTTTTATAATATTCATTAGACATAGCTACATCTGAACCCTCAAATAAAACAATCGTATTCTTCTTTAAAGCTTTAGCTAGTTGAATTGTATCAACTAGTATTTCAGTCTTTACTGCTTTTGGGACTGGCCTGTGGTACTTATAAGAGCTCACACCCCCGGCATAGTCCTCAATACATACATTACCATTAGACGCAAAACCCACAAATTTTCCAGTGAATATAACAGAAAAATTCGCCCCCAAGATCCCTGGATAGTCTCTCCGGGCTCATAGGGCCCTAGCCTCTTTATAGCTTCCTGCACTGTATCATAATGAAAGGAGCATGACCGCCCTCCCTCTACTGGTCTAACCACTAACAAAAAGTCATTCAAATCTAACAAACGATCTTTTAGTGATTTACTCATTACCTTCTCCTGTTAAATGTTGCGACTTGAAAAACGTGATAGTAGCTCTTTCTCCTTATCCATCCTGTGGCTTACACGAAGCATGTACAACACAATTGGATGTCCGTGACCGCCGTTATATGCTGCTGCTAAGATGGCAGGATCTTCTGTATCCATAGTATCCGCCAACCATCGTAAATGCATACCAGCATACTCGATATTCTGAACTGGATCATTAAGTTGAGCTATAATACTTTGATATGGTTTCGAGTCTCCAAACAAAGCAAACCACGTCTTAGGACCAACAATACCATCAACTTTCAGGTGTTGATTCTGTTGATATTGACGTACACCTTTATCAGTCTTTCTACCAAATATGCCATCAATAGGTCCGTCATACAACCCAAGATCGTACAATTGGATCTGAACATCTATTACTTTGTCTGACCTAGACCCAAAATACAACAGATCTTGCTTAATTGTACACTCAGGGCACGTCATTTTGGCTGTGCTGGGCTTTATCTGGCACACCCCTATCTCACCATGCCTTCCATGAACGTTCTTCCAGTTGGATTCTACATAGCACACAGTCTCCAACAACCCTTGCGGTAAGCTATAGTGACTTTCTACAACACGGGCTACATCTACCAGCTCATTGTGCTGAACTGGTGTAGCAAATGCCATATTCACAAGCAATACAGATACAATCCCAAATAACCATTTCTTCATCGTATTAGACCTCTTCCTCATCAAGTAACCAGTTATCTTCTAATAACTCTTTAGTGAACTCACTTAATTCCTCATACTCTTTATCATAGATATCCTCGTTAGACAATGGAGAGTCGTGAAAGTTCAATGGCTCGAACTTATCAGGTGATACTATTTCACGACCACATTCACCATAACATTCGTGAACTGTTCCATCTTCGTTAATTGCAGCGCTGCATATTAAGCAGCGGTCTGGTTGTTCGTATTTATTATTACTCATATTTATATCCTATTATATTTCTATATAATATTAAATTTTAAGTAGGGCTTAAAATTTAATATTTAATTATTAGACAACCAAAACTATAAAAAGTTCCCTACTTGTTTCTTCTACCAGTCCAATCACCAGAAGGTATAAACATTTTTGGAAGTTGACTGTTATTAGCAAGATCCTTAACGTGTTTCTCGTTAAGTTTATAAGTAATACAACTTGTCATAAGCCACTGTGATGTTCTCGGGCTGCGAATATGGTAATCATTAACTCCTGATAATGTAATTCGTACGTAGTAATCCGGATGCCCTTCAAGATGATCTAGATCATCAAAATTTGCTACAGCCCAGAACTCACCATATACAACACACTCTCTATATCCTTCATAACTTGTAGATACTTGGCCTGGACCTCGCCCTGTAACTAGCGCAGGGTAAGAACTTGTTAGGTTGATTAGAAATGGAAAATTTCCGTACCTATTAATCCTGCCCTGTCCTAACAATGTACCACCACACCTAGTTATGACATGATTATTAACTTCGCCAGTCTTCAATGTTCCATACACGAACACAGGAAACTTATTGTAAACTTGCAAAAAATGCTCATCTTGTAGCTCGTCTTGCAGGGCATGGATTATAGGAATAGCCAGTGCTCTGAATGTTACGGACTTTGAAAACCAAATTTCAGTTCTTCTCAGTTGAGACTCATTTAAAACATCAAACAGATCACTTAAGAATCCGTGAATTCCGTAGTATCTTTGTTGTTCTGAAGTATTTAATAACTTAATATAGTCTTTTGGCACAGAATCTGTATCCCTAAAAGTTTCAAGTAAATATTCAACTAATAGCTTGTTTCCGTACCTGCGAGATACAGCTGGATTATGTGTTTCATAGACTTTTATATAATTTATAAAGCTTCTCCAGTCTTTAATGTTCTTATTATTATGAAAATTAGTAGTTAGAATCCCTCGAAGCAATAGGGTATATAAGGATATTAGGACTCCATTTGTTACCCATTCACTAGATCCTTCTATAAGGTAGTATGATCTATTTCCCCATTCTGTTTTGTATTCAACACGTTCTATTCGAGTAGGACTTTTAAACAAATACGTGTCTTCTAACTCGTTTAAATATCCAAGGAATCGTTCAACATTCTTCTCTTGAAGTCCGTTCTTAAGCGCCACAAGAGCAATTTTAGCAGGAGATATAGTCTTGCCGGCGCATTCTTGGTACTTGTCTCTACATGCACCCACTCCAAAAATGTTATGCAATACACCATCGCCGGTTAATCTAAGCATATCAGAGCGTACATCCGACGCACCGTCTGGATAGTCTCCTCTGAAATAACTACTTAAATGCTCTTTTGTTTTCTTATAATCAACCTTAGTATTCTCAAACATAGATATTACTCCTTGTGATTAAACTTCAAAACTTTTAAAATAATCAACATAAGCTGATAATGTTCGTGGATCACTCATGCCTGGGGCGGAGTTTACTTCACAAACAACAGCCCTGCGAAGCTGGCCGTGTTTTATAATAGCCATCACATCTACACCAGCAAAATCAAGATCTAAAGCCTCAGTAGCACTAATAGCTAAATCTTCCAATACATGAGTTCTTAGTATGTTGTTCTTGGAGAATGTCCACCCACGTCCCCTACTACGTATGTGGCGGTCTTCACGCTCCAATCCCCACTTCCGCAGTGATTCAGCACTACGCTTTTTCTTTTGACGATAGTCGATTATCTCGTGGTAAGCCACATGTATTCTGAACTCATGAGTTTTTGGAAAACGTTTGGTATACAAAGGTAATCCGTGAGGTACTTGATCCCCGGGATTGATTATGTGTATACCTTGACCTTTTTTACCAGTGGTAGTTTCACGAGCAAAAACAATGTGACCTTCTCGTAACCACTCCTCAGCAGAGCGATGATCAGTAGTAAACTCTAATGTATCAACACCGTTATCCGTGAGAATACGTAACGTGTTAAGTTTGTTTACTGCATTTGCTACATAATTAGGATGATTAAGGAACGCAACTCTAGGCAATTCATCTTCTCTCCACCATACTGGAACTTGAGACCTACCATAATTAATAATAACAGATTGATCTTGTATAGCAGGTTTAGGACGATGATTGACTGTAACTTCTTGAGCATTGAGGGCTCGTGCTATCTTACGACCTATGCCGGGTACACCTTTGCGCGCTCGTAATACATAATACATAATTTTATCCTTTTATGGACTTATTAATTGACTAAGACCTGTTTGAAGCATTTCTTGAACACATTTTCCACATAATAATTCGTCGTTCTCATTAGTCCATCTTGCGTCTCCATCTGGAAGTTTTAGTTGATAGCACGGTATGTCTTTTTGACAATAACAACACTTTTCTCCTGCGTCTCTCCATAATTTTTTTGCTTGCTTTCCACTTAATACAACACCGCCCGGCCCTCGCCATCCTGTAGTTTTGGCTGGTGCTGGTAGTTTAATTACATTACTATTAATTCGTATTGAGTCTACTGACCGGACCTCAATTTCTATATCATATCCTGGAGTTAGACAAAGATGCGAATCAGTTACACGTCCTTGAAACCACTCATTCTCATTAGCCTTGTGAGACGGAATTCCAGTAGCAACTACTTTAGCTTTAGTATTTACTTTAGGGGAATTATATACTCCTTCCAGTCTGACATATACACTAGGTCCGTATGAAGAAACCTTCTCCTTCTTGAACGTAACTAGATCGCCGTACACAAGATCATAGTTCTTTAGTTGGTTATTGACTCTAACAGGATTTGAATACGAATTATAACCAGTAGAATTATTGGGGCCTGTTAAAGCACTTGAATTATCGTACGTTTGATTTGGTCTGTAAGTGTGCGAATAGTTTCTATTGCTCGTGTAATTACTTTTGGGCTCCTTATACAGCTCATATTTTAAGCACTTACACCTAATAGCAGGCTTTTCATCATACACTTTTATCAATTGACCGGGCCGAACTCGATACAAATCCGTGTCTAACTTCTCGTTTCTTAGCAATGTCAAGCCATTACGTTCAGCAAGTGCACGTATTAACCAAGTTTCACTAGCAAATAGGATTGAGTCACCGCCGTGGGCGAATCCATAGAATAATGGACGATCCTCATTACGAGTTAGGTATAAGCACTTCTGAGAAATATTATACCACACCAGTGCGTACGAACCTTGTACTGTAGATAAGTACTGCAACAACTCCTTTTCAGTGTTGTGGTGCTTGCTCATTTCATCGTACATGCCATCACTATCGACTTCAAAATCATTTGATCGATATTTGTAGTTTAATGTTCCGTTGTGAACTCCTACTACTCTGCCGTGCTTGAATGGATGAGCATTCCTGTCACTTATGGAGTTGGCTATTGTGGCGTATCTGTTGTGACCAACAACACATTTCCAGTTCTCATTGTTATTTGACCACTTTTCCATTAACTTTAATTGTACAAAATCTGGTGCAGCCATAGCTCTTTTGTACAAAAACAACCTATTCTTCTGGTCAATGGAAAATACACCAGTGCCATGTCCGCCGCGTAATGTATCGCAGAATAAAGCATCACCAAACCACTGTTTCAATTCTTTATTTTGAAGATAAACATTTGACGTGGTTTTGTATCCAACTATACCGCAAATAGCTAAGTCCTCCTATCAAAGATTAATAAAATGTTAATTAGTGCTGTCGTCTTCATCAGATGAAATATTACTTCGAGTAATACCATCATCAGTTGTAGTCCATATAGTGGGGCGCGGAATTTCAGTCGTCGAAGCCCTAATAAACATATCACCTTCCCTTGTTGGGGATTCATTAGTGATGGACTCTTCTGAATATATTCGGCCCGAGTGTGTGCCTTGGTGTATTCTATTAGAAGTAGTGCTTCTTGTCGTAGGACTTGGAGCTACTTGAGGTATTTCACCAACCCACCTATCGAACGAAACTTCGTTTATAATATCTTCCGCAGTTCGTAATGTATTACCTTCGCTGTCTTGATATATAATCAAACCTTCTTCAATTTCGTGTATTAAACGGGCCTCTATGCGATTAAGTAAGTTATTCCTATCTTCTATAGACATAGATCGTAATACTTGCTCATGCATACTTAATAATCTACCTTGCTGGGCTCTGGTTAAAAATAGTGATTTCATTACTCCTAGTGGAGTAGATAACAAAATACACTCATCCCTATTCAAAGCGCGCACTGCCTGTGGAGATTCTTGATTTGCTACTTTTTTTTTGCGTGAGTGTTTTTTGCTATACTTAGTAAGCAACGCTTCCTCATCGTTACTGGCGGTACACTTGTCTCTCAATAAATTATTAAAGATTTTATTAAATTCCTTTCCAAACACCATATCCATAGCTAATTTTATACCGAGTCTTATTTCATGAAGGACTGACTGGGACGTAACTTCAAAGTACTTATAGTACTCTTGAAATACATCGGTAAGGAATGCCCTAATGTTTGAATCATTGACATCAGGAATATTAAATTCTCTTGTACGAAGTACATAACGCTTTAAACAAAGAATTATATTAATCCATCGAAGTATGGATGCCGAATCCCACGCTCCTTGGTGCATACGAAACTCAATTGAGCCATATGAGAACACTGCTGCAAAATTAATACCAGCATACTTAACAGTATCCTCATTTAGATTATATCGAGTAGTTGTCTTACGACCAACTAGAAAATCAGAATATAACGCACCTAGTTCTCGAATTAACCCATCTTTTTTGCGAATTGGTACGCAGAAATGGTTGTTTCTGCGGTGTTCAGCAACATAGTTATACAGTAATGGCTCTGTTATCAAACATAAGGATATTAGATTTCCTAGCTCTGTTGTTGTTAGATCACGTATATCCAAATGAATGTGCAAACTTGTACGCTCTGACATGTGTGGATATTTTGATGTCTTTTTCTCGATAGCATTTGAAAAAATGTTAATTGCTTTTACTAAATCCTGTCCAAATAAGGGCCACTTTAAGTGCGCCTCGACAGAATTATCACCACGTAAGCTGTGATCCTGTACAAAGGTCCAGTACTCACTAACTTCTTTAAGAATTCCTGTGTGATTATCCAGTTGTTCGAGTTCAATCTCAATGCCAACATTGCTGTGCAATACTAATTTATTCGACTCTTTGAAGACGCGCACATCTTCGGGTAAACCTAAAAACTTAGCGCTCTTTGTCATTACACGTACTCTATTTGTATATCAGTTGGAAGATATGGGTTTAAGTATTCAAGCGACGACGGAAATGTTATTACGTGTTCAGTTCCTTTTTTGTGGAGATACCCAACCTCAAGTTCTTTATAATTTAAAATTGGATACTTGTAAAGAGGCGACAACCTAAAAGCAAACACATCAGAGAAAGCTACACCTTGTACTCTAAGAGAACTTATACTATTAGCTGCTTGTGCAGCTGTAGGATACTCCTTATTGAATAAGTTAATGATAAGTTTAGGGCGTAAAGTTGAGCTTATATTTCCAAGATGGTAGTCAATCTCTCGGAACGAAAACGCTTTCTTTACTGTTCGCCGCGGATAAAAAGTTATATAGGAGCAGTTCCTACCGAGATTAACATAACCCCTATCCGGTAATGTAAAGTCATATAGTGCTTGATTGAACGGAATCCATTTCCTAATTGTATTCCCTCGATCGCTTATTGGAAAAGTAACCTTGGAGCATTTTACTGTTAAAACTTCGATACCTCTTTCAGAATCACTACTCCGAAAATCATAAAAATAGTAAATATCTCCGGTCTTTTTATTACGAGCAAATGTTTCAGAATAAGCTTGTCGTATCTCTCTTAGTACGTTAATAGCGACAGGATTATGAGTTTGTTTAGCAGGCATTGGGATATTGTCCTGATAAGAAAGCATCTTCAATATAGTTGGAGTACAGTTCTTTTATTCGTTTTTTGTTGTCCGAATCGATGCTGTTGATTACGGAAAAATATTGATCTGGCACTCTTGCATCTGGATCTTCCAGCATTTGATTAGTCTTAGCAAGAGCTTGATCGACGTGCCACAACAAGTCCGAAGTAAGATTACGCTTGGAGTTTTTAGGCAACCAGAAATTACTTGGAGTTCTGTACTCAAGGCCGTAGCCTGTAAACCTAAATTTTGATGCTTGACCATACAGAGTTCTACGAGAATTAGGCGGCTCTATGCTAGCAGAGTACAATCCTGCATACATATCCAAGAACCTAACAAAATAATATCGCCTATCGTGACCTATGTGATCACCAGTAGCTTGGCTGAGACCAAGATGTAAGTGACCACCGACAGTGCGTAATCCGCCAACAAGAGCTGGGTCTATGCGCTGACACGAGGAGAAAGTTAGAGCACTAAAATCCTCGCGACATGAAAACTCCATTGCTCCGGGCTTTTTCAGTTGAGTATCAGCGAACTCATGGTCAATCTTGTCTGATAATTTCAAACCAAATTCTTTTTGTATAAATCGCTCCAGTTCCTTTGTAGAGTTTTCAATTGTTGCTATAAAACCCGTTCGAGACACCTGTGGATTAATATTAAACTCGACAGCTACATTATCCGCAAATATCTTACAAGTATTAAGTTCAATAGCTTTTTCTTTTGGTGGTACACCAACATCAAGAGCAGACACAATGCTTCCTTTATTATCTTCAAGGAAGAACTCTGGGTCTGCTCCATAACTTATTATCCGCATATATTTTATCCGTGTTCCGTACTATGTAGTATGCAACTACTTGATTAAACTAGTAGCGTATTTCGCCGGCGTGATAGTAGCTACTTCTTCTGCGAGCACACTACCAACAATCAATGAAAGTAATACGCATGTAATACCAAACAGCCTCTTCATGTCACACTCCTTTAGATGATAAACAAAGTTAGATTAACAACCGTTCAAGTTTTCAACATCCTGTATAGTTATTTCCTCCTTAATTATATTTGATGGGTGAACCCATCTTTCGCACGATACACCAGTATCGTCCATTTCAATTTCCCACAACTCCAGATTTTTTCTCGGTCGTACCTCTCCGTGGTACTCCGCTTCTTTCACCAAGATCCCAGTTCCTTCATAGGTATTAGGATTAAATGGATCAGTCATAACTACTACAGAATCTCCGGATTTCATGCTACGTGCCCTCGCATAAATTTAACTAAATTCATTCGATGCTTCATGTCCCCAACAAGTTTGTAGATGTGTATGTGAGTGTCGTTGCTGAGTAGCTTAACTCCTTTCTTGTCCGTTGATAGATGTTTGTTTATAACATTCCTTATTGTGGGAATTCGCGGAGATAATTCAAGTGTTTTTCCAAACGACCTGACTTCATAGATAGGCAGGTTGCGTTCCCTTGCAACGCGTATATCATTGATGTCAAGAGTGCGGTTATAAACAACTCCGCACATTTCGTATGTTATATCTTTACCACGTTTCATAAATAACTCCTAATTGTTCTAATTCACTAGCCGAAGCTTTTGGTGGGAATAGGCTGCTGATAACTATAAGAATAAATATCAATGCTATTCCCCACGGAACAGATTTTTCCAGTATATCACGAGTCTTCTGTTTCATAGTTATGCATTATCCCTAAAATTGTAACCGAGAAAATCCGTAACAGTCCGCGTTCTATAGAATGGAAGTTCTCCATTCTTCTCCAAAAAACTACGCTGTTTTGTCTTTGCCTCTGGCACATTACGACAGTGATCAGCTATGGCGTTCATAGTCATTTGATAAGTTATGTAGTCAGTTTCTGTTATCACGATTATTTCCTCCTAAATAAACCCTTTGTTTCGAGCTTCTTTATTAACTAAGTAAGTCATATATCGATGATATTTTTTATGCACCGTATTTCTTTCGCAATTTTGCATGGTGCTACTTAGTACAAGTAAAAGATAAGTCCAATAATTCTTAGCAGCAGAAGAAGACATTGAATGTTTGTTTATAGCACGATATGTAGCTTCTAGGAACTGAAATTTGTTCCATTTTTCATTGCAGCCGTCGTCGGCCATTTCATAATTAATGCGTTTTCTATATAACCAATCATTGGTTATTGCATAATACTTAGGATTACTGGTTTTTAAGTAGTTTACCACATAAGGTGGCGGTTCCAATAAAGCACAAACATCAAGAGCAGCTTTAAAGGCAACTCGTTTCAGCATATCCCCGACATCTAAAGTCCATAAATATTCACGTTTTCTGGCTACTGCTTTTGCAAAAAGCCCAGTTCTTTTACTTATATCCCCACTTAATTTAACCCTGTATAGATACGTACTATTAGCATACGGCAAAACCTCTAATATACGACTACACGCATGCAGTCCCGCACGGCATAATATAGGTTTATGTAGATGACCACACGGAAACTTAACTTCATGAGTTGTTCCTACTTCGATCTTACGACCGTCTCCGTGACCGAGTGTTCTTGTTTCGTTACTGAAATACCACGCTAACATGATGTTTCCTCATTTAAGAATAATAGTCTTGCCTTCTTTACCAGTTATCCTGTAACGATTACGTTTGCCGTTACAGGCAGAGTGTGGAAATACAGGATTCTTATCCGTTGTATTTTGCCACGCCACACGAGCAGCACGATTATTAAATCGATTCTGATGGACACCACTTTGGTGTTCTCTTCGCGTCTTACCAAGTCTTATCTTAGGCATTGTAGAGTTTCTCTTTTTCAGGTATTGCTTTAAAATATTTAGCACCTACTCCACATATTCTAGGATGGAGCTGGCTTCTATCGCTAACTGGAGAATCAAAAAACGACCGTTCGCGCATATATTTACACTCTAAAGGTTTCCCGCTAACAATGTGTCGACTATTCTGGTGTGTGCACACGGCTTCGTCTCGACCCGACCTTTTATCATAAAAATAACAATCTGCACACACTTTAAGTAGTTCACTCATTTGCTTCTCCTAAGAGTTTAGTAAATCATTCAAAGCACAAATTTCCACGTATGTCTTGTTATCTATACGCCATACGTGACCGGTATAATCTGTATACCACTTATAGCCTGCAAGATATGCATCTTTGATCGTCATTAAGTCCGCTCTTCGTAATACTTCCCGGTAGGGCCGCAGCTATCGTGAAATTTTAATGGAGCTGGCCCACTTCTTACAACTCGACAACTAAGTTGTTTACCAAATATAACATCTTTTGAAGTTGGATGAGAACAAAGCAAATCATCAAACTCGTTATCTAAAATTGCTTCAACAGCCTCAGCGTATTCACAATTTTTACATATTTTAAGCGGTGTCATTTGTGTATCGCCTCTTTAAGTTTGGAAAAGAATAACTTAGATATCTTCCGTTTATGCTTACGCTTAGGAATAGCGTACGCTAACGCGTAGCACTGTTTGAATTTGTTATTCATCGTAGCATATTACAATATAATTTACCATAAAATCGGCCATAAAGTCTTGTAGGAATTGGAGTTCCGTCACCGTGCACTAAATAAACAACAGCAATAAATGTTTTGCTTTTAAATTCAGATTCAGCAAACCTTCGTATTTTTAGCCATGCTTGCACATAAGTTTTAAACTTTAAGGATTTTATTTTCTGTTTCTGTATTATTATTTCAGAGGGCCAGTAGTTGATAGCCGTTGCTTTCTTGATAATTGTATAAAATTTATTTTCTGTAGGAGCGTCCCAGAGAGTATAAATATCAAATGTTATATAACTAGAATTGCTTTGTTCCGTACTATGTGGTACGGAATCAGATTCAAAATTCATTTCCCCCCTTAAAATTCTATTTCTCAGTACCCCATAATCTGCTGATTGCGCGTAATATGCTTGCATAAAGGCAAATATCTTATTTCTAGATAGCGGGAAATCTTTTGTGTACATTATTGCATCGTCCCGTGTTCCAACAAGAGTTGACACCTATTATATTTTGCTAACAAGAAATAGGATTTCCTGAATTCGATAAAATCAAGTATCAACTTCTTCCTTTCTTCTAAAAGTTCCGAAGTAATCGCGGGAGGAAACTCTACTGTACGTAGAGTAACTTTAGTAAAATAAACAGCCTGTAAGGCTGCCTTAAGTACTTTTCGGTATGTTTTCCTATCTAAAGATGCTGTCATGACTTACTCCTTTTATTAGCATGTTCTTTACAAAAGGCTTTATCAACCCCAAATCCACTAGGCTTTGAGCACTGGTGCTTAAAATTACCGGAAGTAACTTCCTCAGCACAACAATTAGGATCAGCTTTGAAGCCTCTAAAATAGTTAAAAGCCCCATAGAATAGTTTGTGCGAGAAAGTTAACGATTGCTTTGCGCTTTTTGTATTTGTTGCCATACATAATTCCTTAAATTGCGTACTATATAGTACGAAGTTACTTAACTTTTAAGACCAAACAATACAAGTAAATATAATTAATGCTGGGTCATTCATTATCAATACCACCATTCTGGTTTTGGTCTATTAGTCCACTTCGCCAGATGGCGCTTGTGGGTCCGATAATATTTACGATATGCTTCTAAAGCATTAGATTGCCTACAATCCTCTGGCATAGCCTGAGCAAATGGCGAAAGAGTATTGTTACGTTCAATTCTGTGTGGCCTAGTGCCTAATACACGACTAAATTTATAAAACGAATCGTGTATTCTATTGAATCTGTAAGTGTATTCCCGTGCAACAGCACAAAATAAGCGCCATAAGTAGTAATAATTACTTGATCGTTTCCTAACCCACAATGCACACGGATGATTCATATTTACTGGAGCATATAATTCTGCTTCATATTGTGTTCCGGGCTTATCCAAGCACCGGTGAGCAGTACACAATAATTGAGCATATTCAAGTACCATTTTGACAACGTGCTTATCGTTGTGATACGCAGCACATTTGTAAGGATTATGATCCAGTATGAATATATTCACGCAAAAGATCCCGTTCTTTTTTAACATCTACGTATTCATCATACAAAGCCTTATAGTCCTCAAACAGCACGTACTTTCCTTCGTTATCCTCTTCCATACAATCAACTAAAGTACTTGCTACACAAGTATATCGAACTACGTCTGATTCACCCACGTTGGTATCCTTCATGCCATAACCAGAAAATATACAGAAACCCATAAAAATATACAACACAACCAACCATCCTACGCACACGAGCAAATAAACAAAGTCACGAAGATTAAGCACAAGAGGCAGCCTTATTCAATAACCGGCCACAAGTGTTTCCACATAAAGCCGACAAAGAAGCAAATAAAACTTATAAATGGAGAGTGGCAATTTCTTAAAATAAGAAAAACCACGAAACATACGGATATTAAACACACAAGACTTAAATAGTTTATAATCATTATAGACTCCTGTTAAATTATTAACGTTGGCGGTATGTGTGACAAAAGTCGTAACGATATGTGTCTTAAAGGCACCGACAGGGTAGCCCAATCGGATTATATAGGGTCCGCGAGCACATACCGCCAAACTTGGTGGCTGGAGCAGGTATATAACCTGCAAAGGCTGTGGTTTTATAGACCACTTTCGCCATCCAGCCATAAGGCCGATCCTTTAAGGCGATCCTTTCCTTTCACGGTGTGCCCCTAACGTTATTAGAGATTAATTTCTGGCATAGTATTACATGCGCTTCCCATCCTGCACGCATAGCACTCAAATCATACTTAGCCCAGTAGTTATCCGGTATCTGCCTAACAACTTCGTCAAAGATGCTGTTTTTTTCAAATAAAAATTTATTATTAGTTATGTGGTCTGCTGTTTGTTTGATAGCTTCCGAGCGTTTCATTAAGGTAGCCTCATCTAAAATACTATTTGGGTTTTACTGCACCCTCGGTGCAATCATAAATATTTGGGGCTATTTCAACACACGACTCACCCATGTGCGGTATATCGCAGTTAATATAACCACTATCCGGGTCCATAGAGCATCCGGCTGGGATGCTGGCACAACCTTGGCAACAAAACATAATCAAACAACACAAAGCTGTTAATATAAGAGCATATAAAGCATCGCGATATGTAATCATAATTGTTTACCTCGTACAAGTTAAATTCGGTAAGTGCCATCCTGTACGGCGGCATTAGTGCCGTCCTTATCGGAGGCGTAAACGCCGTCCTTGGCAACTAGTCCCCTTTTCTGTATCCGCTTCACGGCCCTCTCTGGCTCCACGGCGGTAACTTAGAATGAGGTACTCCGTACTACGTAGTACGGAACTAAGTTCCATGTACAGCGTCCTTCTCTCATAATTCAATACACGAAAAGAATCTACACTTCTCCAATCATCCATGCTAGTATAACATAGCTAATACTAAATAGCAAGCATTTGGATACTGAACAAAGGCATAAAAAAAGGGAGCCGAAAGGCTCCCTAAAGGGGGTTATACTAGTTGCAATATTCTTTCAGCAGATCATCCAGCGCCGCCATCATATCCAACTGCTTTTCCGTGTCCGCTTTTTCGTACGTTTTCGAGTACTTCGCAACCGCCGTAACCAGATCATCATGCACATACATAGATTTAGTATGCGGGTTATCACTCGAATTGCGATTTGCTTCTGCCTGCTTTTCTTGCGTGGCTTCTGACTGCTTTGACAGGTCAATCGCTTTCTTGGTCCAGTTGACCGCTTCCTTCACTTGATTGAAGGTATTCAGCGGCGATTCAGTGTGATCGATCACTTTGGCCTTTGGATCACTCGGCTTGCACGGTACGCGCTTTTTAACAAACGGTACAATGTTATTTTCAAGCGCTTGTTTGCAGATCGACTTTGCGTTCTTGTAGGTCTGCGGTAACGGCCTGTATTGCGCTGCTACGCTTTTCAGCGTGCCAGCCGGTACGCGCCCCCACTTCGCTTGTTCTTCGATCTGGGAGCAAACTGCTCCGAATGAACCTACAGTCGGGAACTGTTTCGCCAGTGACATAACCATGGCGGAGATTTCCCGAACCTCATTGTTGACTCGATTGATATCCTTTTCGATACCGACCGCATTCTTTATGAGGTCTGTAACTCCGTAGTCGCGGTGTTCCCACACGGGCGCTGTATCCTTGTCCGTGCTGTCCGATACGTCCACGTCGAATACAAGCCGTATCTTGTTCAGATTGACGGGGTTGAATACTTCCGGTTCCTTACCGTCAACAGGTACGGGGGCGGGCTCAGCGGGTTGAGGGTTATCGGCCATTAATTCGCCAATTTCCTTTACCGTGGGATCATCCGCTATCGCGGCTGAATCGTGCGCTTGTGCCTTACGTTGTGTGTTTTTACGTGTTGCCATATCTATATCCTCATTGTGGTGAGTAGAATAAACACACGTTACCGTTCCGTACTATATAGTACTGAACGACCACGTGCTTAGTTGTTAAAGATCGAGGCGCGGGCGTGAATCCCGGCCATGTAAGCGACTATACGCTTGTCAGTATCCACAGTCAATGAAATGGATACTGAGTAACGTACAATTAGTGAGGATCGCCGCCAGCCGGAGCCGGCGGCTATAGGACTAACGCTTTTCGGGATGGTGTACCACTACTGTATACAAGCACGTAACGCTTGCGAATGCTTCACAGTGTTGCCGTACTTCGATAATTGCCACCTTATCGGCTGTAGGACCGGAATAGTTACCCAGCTTGATCTGAGTAGCAATGTGCTCCGCTTGCTTCACGGCATGCGTGAACCGTCCGTGTAGCAGGTATTCTTCCGCTTTCGGTGACGTGTGATTCAGTGGTACTGGTGTACCATCCGCACACAATAGATGTACTCTGTAAAAGTCCATAGATTTATCCTCACTAGTTTTTAAAGATTAAATGGGCATTTATCCCATTTATTCCGTACTACATAGTACGGAATGCCTATTAATAATGCAATATGTATGCCATTATTTAATCCTTTTATAATCAAGTACTTAGCATATTAGTACAATCTAATGTGTTGATATATCGTCAATTATGTGTCGATATTTCGTCGATGTGTTGATTATTTGACACCTGTAAATCGCGTTGAGGGTATGGCTGAACTGCGGTTAGATGGGCCCCGCGGCTCTACTTCACTCCCCGCCCTAAACAAGTACGAGAACTCTCGTAGTAAGAATTCTTTTATTCGTAGAAACCCCTACCCGGCATCCCAAAACCCACCCCCGGGAAAAAAGAGCTGGGGGGACCCTATGGTTAAGCCTGTAACGTGTTTCGGGAACTTTCTACATAAGTATAACTACCTACATACTCCGTAAATACATAATGGGTATGGATGTACGCTACCCACCCCAACATTCAGCCGATACAAACGCTTTGTGGCGATTAAGGAGGCTGAATGACCCTCCCTATCGCACTTTTGCGCGATTTAGAGCAAATATCGTACTTTTTTCAAATTTTTTGCAAAAAGTTTGAAAATAAATTGAACTTTTTCGAAAAAAAATTGTCTAAGGAACTATAGTTATTTCTTGTAGTTAAATCAATCGTAGCGCGTCTTAAAGCGCGCGAAGATGAGTAGATGGAACATCTCAGCCCTCACAGGCTGATCTGTATCTTTATTTTTTGTGGAACTCTGTTTTTTAATTCACTCGCGTAGCTCATGAATCAAAATACCATAGAACAACAGATAGTCGCGTTAGATTCTCCTGAATCTAACGAAGATAATGAGTTTTCATTAGAAAACCTGAATGATGCTCGCAGCCCTTATACGCCTCTTCAGAAGCTGGCTGCGGTTATGGCTTATGTAGTTCACGGGAACTCACAAGCTGCTTCGCGCTATTGTGAGGTTCCGGATTTCACTATACGTAGATGGAAAGCTAAAGCGGCTTGGTGGCCAGACACTCTGGCTTATTGCCGCAAACAGAAGCAAGATGAACTTGATTCTATATGGACCCGTGTAATTCATGGGGCTAATATTCAGCTAGAGGAACGAATTACTAATGGGGATCTGGTCATAGACCCCAAAACTGGTAAATCTTACCGAAAACCTGTATCAGCACGAGATTTAGCTACAATAGCCGCGATAGCGTCTGATAAACGAGAAATCATACGAGGAGGGTACGTACTTAAATCGAATGATCAATCATCTCAAGAAATCATAAAATCAATGGTAAAGGAGTTTGTGGCTCTGTCGAAACAACTCCGACAAACTAAGGAATTGAAGGTAGTCAATGAAATCGTCCAGCACGAAGAATAGTAAAATCTACAAACGAGCAGATATGAATTTTAAGGCATTTAATCCCGGTAAGAAGAGTAAACGCGAAACCGCCAAGATTAAGCACGACTGCACCAAGAGGAAGTATTAATGGGTACTTTAGGTACAGGATTCCTAGAAAATGCCAGAAAAGCCCTTAGCGGGCGTACTAGGAAGATAAATAAGGCTCTAGATGCCACAACTAAGCCTCACTCTCCGCAAAAAGACAAAAAATCCAAAAACAAGAAAAACTCGACCTACTACTCAGATGGCTAGAAATTACAAGAAAGAATACGAGAATTATCAAGGGAAACCTGAGCAAATAAAGCGTAGGTCATCCAGAAATAAGGCTCGTAGGTTGCTGCAAAAGGAAGGCAAAGTCCATAAAGGCGACGGAAAAGACGTGGATCACAAGTCTGGAAACCCGAAAAACAACAAAAGATCCAATCTTCAAGTCAAATCAAAGACCTCAAATAGATCGTATCCAAGGAACAAAAATGCAGGGAAAAAACGAGGTTCCTAAATCTCCGTTATTAGAGAGACTACAAACACAATTAATGGCTAAAGGACATCCACGAGAATTTGCTTTACAAATGGCTCGCGATATCCTCATCAAACGAGGACATCTAACCAAAGACGGTCTAGAGACCGAGGAAGGCAAAAAACGCTCTAGCTTAACACCAGAGCAACGGGCCATAGATCGAGCTATAAAGCGATCTGGAGGCTCTAAAGAGGATTATGAGTACGATCCATTAACAAATAGAACTCGAAAGTATAGGTAATATGCAACTAAATGCAGATATTTTGTACGGTTTTACCAATTACATGTTGCTATCACGGTTTGATAACCCCAAACCTAGTCCGCAATGTCACTATGAGTGGTGGGATCTAGTAACTAGTCCTAACCCGTATGTAGCCATAGGGGCTCCTAGAGGGCACGCAAAATCTACTGCAATAACTCATGCATATGTACTAGCTTCAGTAGCTTTTAGAGTTAAAAAGTTTGTTCTAATCGTATCAGATACCGAAAAACAAGCAGTAATGTTTCTGGCTAACATCAAGAAGGAGCTTGAAGAAAACACAAAACTAACTCAAGGATTTGGGATTAAGGGTATAGATAGCAATAAGAATACCGAAACCGACATCATTGTGAATTTCCTAGATGGTAAACAGTTTCGTATCATATGTCGAGGATCAGAACAACGAGTACGAGGATTCCTGTGGAATGGGATGCGACCGGACTTAGTGGTTGGAGACGATCTGGAAAACGACGAAATAGTAATGAACGAAGAACGTCGAGCTAAGTTTAGCCGATGGTTCAACGACGCCCTTCTTCCTTGTGGTTCAGATACGTGCCACTACCGAATAGTAGGAACAATTCTTCATCTGGACTCAGCTCTTGAGAATCTTATGCCATCATTTACAGATCCGAATGTTGAATACGACGGTCTGAAGTGGTGGAAACCTCAAGATAAATATGAACCAGGAGATTGGGTATCGTACAGATACCAAGCTCACAATAAGGATTTTTCTAAAATTCTGTGGCCAGAGAAGTTTAGCGAGGAACGCCTTAAGGCCATACGTCAACGCTATATAAATCAAGGCCATCCTGAAGGATACTCACAAGAGTACCTGAATTATCCCATCGATGAATCTACAGCATATTTTCGAAAAGCAGACCTACTTCCTATAGACGAAGAAACTTTAGGTGAGTACGGAGAACATTATGCTGCGGCGGATTTGGCTATATCCCAAAAGGACCACAGAGCCTACTCAGTAATTATTACAGGTAAGCTACTAAATTCAGGCGTTCTACAGATTGTCGATGTATTACGATTTCGTGGAGATTCTCTGGATATTATTAATAATATCTTCGCTACTCAAGGTAGATACGATATTGAATTATTCGGGATTGAGCAAGAAAACATCGCTAAAGCCATAGGACCTATTCTGTACAAGGAAATGGGTATAGATGGTAATCCATACGTTTCTATTGAAAAACTACCTCCAATTCACGATAAGGAAGTCCGAGCTAGACCGATCCAAAAATTGATTAGGGCCGGCAAAGTTCAATTTGATCAAGACGCAGAATGGTGGCCTGAGTTACAGCAAGAGTTAATACATTTTCCTCGTGGTAAATACAACGACCAAGTAGATGCTCTAGCTTGGTTAGGTTTCATGATTGATAAAATGGCTTATGTTCCAACTAAAAAAGAAATCGAAGAAGAACTCTACGAAGAAGAAAAAGAGGAACTTCAAGATCCTATCGAAATCGGAATGAATTGGATAACACATTACTAATATGGCAGACAAAGAACCTTACGATATTGCTACTGCTCATCAAGAGTTAAATTTAACTAAATACATTGATGAAGATAAGCTAAAAGAAATAGGTAATGAACTTGTTAGTTTAATCGACGAAGATCTTGACTCAAGAAAAGATTGGGAAGAAAAGAACGATCGTTGGTTAACTTTAGCTACTCAAGTTATTTCGCCTAAAAGTACTCCGTGGCCAAATGCCTCAAATATAAAATTTCCTGTATTGAATACTGCTGCTGTGCAGTTTCATTCACGCGCCTACGCGTCCCTACTTAATAACAAGGATCTTGTTAAACCTAAGATTATAGGTAAGGATAAAGACGGATCTAAGACGCAAGTAGGTAATCGTATAGCAAGCTACATGTCTATTCAAATTAATGACCTTATGCCAGATTGGCACGAGGAAATGGATAGACTTTTATTTCTTTTACCTGTAATAGGACTAGTCTACAAGAAGACTTACTTTGATCCTATCGACGCTAAGAAATATTCTATAATGATTCATCCTCGTGATGTTATCATTAATTATGCAGCACGAGACTACAAATCGGCTCGAATGACTCACAGGTACAGCTTACCTGAAAATATCGTTATAGAGTATATTAATGCTGGTTTATTTGATGATATAGAGCTTGATAAAGACTCTCCAGAAGAAATGAAACGGGAGGGTCCAGAAGACACAATTCAAGGCTTAACCCCACCAGCAAGTAACGGCAGTAAGGAATATGGAAGTCACGATCATTTATTCTATGAAGTTCATACAGAGCTTGATTTGGATGAGGATGGCTATAAAGAACCGTATATTGTTTATATCAAGAAGTCTACTCACGAAGTAGCTCGTATAGTAGCTAGGTGGGATAGACCAGAAGATATTAAACAAGACGAAGATGGGAATTTAATCAAAATAGTTCCTACCAACTACTTTACTGCATATCAATTTATGCCTGATCCAGAAAGCAAGGTTTATGCTATTGGGTTTGGTATTCTATTAGGTCCGTCTAACGAAGCAATCAATACAATTATAAATCTTCTTGTAGATGCAGGCGTATTGTCTAATATTCAAGGCGGGTTTATAGGAAAAGGTGCGAGAACTCCAGGAGGAAGTTTTGGTTTTACTCCGGGTAAATGGACTATGCTTCCGATTCATGCAGAAGATTTGCGTAAAGTCATTTATCCATTACCAGTAAAAGAACCGTCCTCAACTCTTTTTCAATTACTCGGGTTGTTGATTCAAGGATCTAAAGATTTGGCATCCATTCAAGATGTAATGGTTGGTAAATCTCCAGGTCAGAATACTCCATTTTCTACTACTGAAGCAGTATTAGAACAAGGTATAAAAGTATTTAACGGTATCTATAAACGTGTTTATAGGTCGTTTACTGAAGAGCTTAAAAAGCTTTACAGATTAAATTCTTTGTATCCTGACGATGAGATGTATCAGACTATCCTTGACGAGCCTGTAAAGATGAGCGAGGATTTTAGTCTAGAGAATCTAGATGTAATTCCTTCAGCTGAGCCTGACATGGTTCAAGAAGCTCAGAAGATTGTCAAGGCTAATGGATTACTTGTAAAACTACGAGAAGGGCTTCCGTTGAATCCGACTGTAGTTACTCGCATGATTCTTGAGGCGGAAAACCAAGAGAACATCAAGGAATTGATGACTGTTCAACCTCAGCCTGATCCTAAGATTGAACTAGAAAAACAGAAGTTGCAGATGGAGGCTCAAGATCGTATGATCGAGCGTCAGCTTGAGGCTACTAAGATTAGGGCTCAAGCTATTAGAGATAATGCCTCTGCTATTAGTACATTACGTCAACTTGATATTAAACTTTCTGAACAACAGCAGAAGGAGGTTCAACAGCACCTTGATCAAATAAACAAAGAACGTGAATTAGCTCTAAAAGAGTTAGAGATAATTACCAAGGAGATGGAATCTAGGCGTAAAGCCAAACAGGAAACTAAAGAACCTAAGGAAACTTAATAGTGCTGAATCGATCCGAACAGTATCGAAAAGAAGCTAACGAACTCATTGCGACATGCAATAAAAGTGATTTACATCAATGGAAGATAAATCCATTTACCCGTGCTTTAATTTGTCACATTTCAGCAGAAGTATTGTGGCTACAGGAAGCATGGAGTAATTCAGCTTTTGTGGATGAGGATAATGCAGATCGTAGCTCTCAAAAGAATTTGATTAATATTGGTCGCGCAGAAGCGCTACAAGATACATTACTTCAAATAGAGGATTTAAAAGTATTGGAAGAAGAGAATGATTAAAACTAGTATAGAACCATTAGGATTTAGAGTATTAGTAAAATTAGACGATATTGAACGTGTTACTCCAGGAGGGATCATACTCGCTCAAGACGAAAAATTAGTTCAGTGGGCGCAGCAGCGAGCGACAGTGGTTGCTATTGGGCCCATAGCATGGCAAGCCTTTAGATATGTTGACGACAGCGGAATCGAGAAGAATGGAAGACCGTGGGTCAAAATTGGCGATAAAGTTTTAGTAAACAAATATGCTGGTCAGAAGGTAGTAGATACTGATTCAGGAGAAGAGTTTGCTTTATTTAATGATGAAGATATTATCTGTAAAGATAATTCTAAAAGAGATAACGAGGAAGATTAATAATGCCGGACGACAAAGACAAAAAAGATGATGTCAAGAAGAAAGTAGATATTTACGAAATTGGCACAGACCAAGAAGATGATACTACTTCTGATGATCAACACGAAGATTATGATACTTTCCAAGAACAACGAGCCGCAGCTAATGGGCACGTTTCCAAGGAAGAGTGGATAGAACAAGGTAAAGATCCTAACGAATGGTTAGATGCAAAAACATTTAATATTCGTGGAGAATTACTTGGTAAGATTATCCATCAAAATAAACAGCTATCTTCATACGATAAGAAGATTAAGGATCTAACTAAAGCCCTAAAAACTCTTGGTGAACATAACAAGAAAATTCAAGAAATTGAATATAAAAAAGCTTTAGCAGAGCTTAAACGAAACAAAGTTGATGCTCTTCAATCAGATGACCACGAAGCGATTGTGGAAATCGATGAGCAAATAAATGAATTGAAGCAAGCTAAGAAAGAGGTTGATGATTCTCCTGAGGACATCGTCGAAGATGATACTTCAGCAGACACATCACAAGAAGGTGGTATTCCTATCGAAATTATGGAATATCTTGATAACCCTGCAAATGCGTGGTATCACACCAATGCTGCTATGCGTTATGCAGCAGACGGTCACGCAACAGTTTTACGTAAAGAGAACCCCAATTTGACTCCTGCTGAGCTTGTCAAGAAAGTTGATGAGTTTGTTAAGGAGCAATTTCCAGATAGGTTTGGTATCAAGAAAGCTGCTGTTAGTAAAGTAGGAGTTGGGAATCCGTCAACTACTAAAAACAGGGGTGCTAACTCTAAGTATACGATTAGAGATTTAGATGAAGATACACAACATATTGTTCGTACATTAGTACGATCTGGTACATTTGAATCAGAACAAGCATATGTTGATCAACTGGAAAAGATTGGTTATTTCGCAGATAAAAGGTAATTACAATGGAACAGACTAAGCGCCGTAGAGGCCGCCCCACAAAGATTGAAGTAGCTCAGAGAGAAGCTCAAGCTAATCGTCCAACACGCGAACGCCTAAGTGGCCCAAGAGATATCTTAACTGTTAGAGGTAAAGATCCTAAATTTTTTTATTATTGGGTTGAAGATGCATCTGAAGATGGTAACAACATTTTTAGGTTTCAGCGTGCTGGTTATCAATTGTGCTCAACCAATGAAAATTTGGATGTGAGCAAAAACCTTCACTTTAGTTCGCATAACGCTGGCTCTATTTATCGAATTCCTGCATCCAAGTTCGGTAATACGTATCTTTATTTGATGCGTAAACCGATGGAATGGTATTTAGAGGATAAAAAGGCTGAGGAAGCCGAGATAGAGGCCGCAGAGAAAGACGCAACCCGCACAAAACGTGAAGAAGGAGAATATGGAGAAGTTACTACACGTACTAAGTTTTACAATCCTGAAGATTTAGACTAAGGTTAGTAGTTACATCTCCATGTGTTATTTTATTTTAATTTTGGAGTAAATTATGGCAAATATTGATCGTCCTAATGGATTTCATCCTGAAGGCACAGTCAGTGGTGCTTCGTGGACTGCTAAAGTCCGCAGATATGCTGTTGCTGCTCGGTCGGATGCGACCAATAATCATGGAGATATTTATCTGGGAGATCCAGTTAATTTATCAACCTCTGGTGTTATTACAGTAGCTAATAGTGGTTCCGATGTATTAGGTGTAGTTGTAGGTGTTGGCGACGCGTCTAGTATCACTCATGGTGATAATGGTCCTTTCAATGCTAGCGATCTTACACAGCGATATATCGCACACGATGAAGCTGGTTATGTATGGGTTGTTGATGCTAAGGATACTATTTTCAGCATTCAAACCGATTCAGATCTTGATTTGAGTCCTGGTGAATTGGCTGATTTTAATGTCGTAGCAGCTACTGCGCACGGTAGCCGGACTACTGGTTTTTCAAGTGCTGAATTAACAACTGCATCTGATAATGATGTTATTGTTGTAGAAGACGACACAAGTCCGAACAACGATACGACTTCCGCTAATGCGGTTCATTATGTGATGTTTATTAATCCAGTTAATGCTCAAAGCTAGGAGATTATAATGGGTGTTGTAACAAGTTCAAGTTTTGCAAAATCCTTGTATCCTGGTGTGAGTTCGTGGTTTGGTATGGAGTATAATGATTGGGAAGAATTATATCCTGATTTATTCGATACTTATACTTCACGGCGAGCATATGAAGAAGATGTTGGTACTGTAGGACTGGGTCTCGCTCAGAAGAAATCCGAAGGTAAGAGTATTACATACGACGAAACATCACAAGGCTTCATTACTCGTTACTCACATACGGTATGGGGTAAGGGTATTATATTTACTCGTGAGTCGATTGAAGACGATTTGTATGATGTAGTTGGTCCAGCAAAAGCTAAAGGCTTAGCTCGCTCACTGCGTCAAACAAAGGAAATTAATGCTGCTAACGTATATAATCGTGCTTTCAGTAGTTCTTATTTAGGCGGCGATGGTGTAGAGTTATGTAGCTTGGTCCATCCAAATTTTTCTGGTGGTACATGGGCTAACGAATCCAGTACTTCTGCATCATTATCAGAAGCTGCGGTTGAACAAGCATGTATTGATATCATGAAATGGACGGATGATCGCGGATTGAAAATTCGCGCCTTACCTGTAAGTCTGCATATCCCTGTAGATCTTATCTGGGAAGCTGAACGTCTTTTTAAGACTCCGAATCGTGTAGGTACAGCAAATAACGATATTTCCGCACTATACTCTAAGGGAATCTTTAAGAGTGGTGTAAAAGACAATATCTATTTTTCTAGTACTACCGCATGGTTTATTCGTACTAATGTACCTAATGGTATGAAGTATTGGTCCCGGCGTAAGATGGAGTTCGATATCGATAACGATTTCGCTACTGAAAATGCGCTGTATAAAGCAACCGAACGTTATAGTTTTGGTTGGACTGATCCTCGTGCTATTTATGGTTCTGCTGGAGCGTAATTTAATTGACAGGAGGGAGCCTAAAAACTCCCTCCATTACTTTGGAGTAAACTATGACAAGTTTATTTAAATTACTAGGCTGGGAAGGCGGAACATTCGAAGTTACTGAAGATTCTAGCGGAAATGTTGATATTGCAGTTACTGGAGATTTGCGTGCTACATCTAATGTCGGTACAGCAGGAACTGGTGTTACGGCTGTAGAATATGGCGATGGTCATAATCATACAACTGTATTGACTTTGAGTGGCGTAGCTGCGACTATCGGAGATAATGCTGCTTTAGCTGGCGGCGCGTTAATTTATACGCTTCCTGCTGGTCCAATCCTGGTTAATTCAGCTACTATGAATGTTGGACTAACTTTAACTACTGGTACTCCTACTACGGATACACCAGAACTCGGGTTGGGTACTACGCAAGGCACTGGAGTTAATGCTACCTTAGGTGATGTTGATGCAGCTGCTGAGAATATTTTAGGCCCGGCTGTAGCCGATGATATTGCTGGTACAGCGGAACTATTAACTCAATCTTCTGCTCTTGCTATTGAAACAGCAGGTGATCACACTATCTATTTTAATTATGCAGACACATGGGCTAATGTAGATGATACAGATGCTACCCTTGATGGAACTGTTGTAATTAACTGGACAAGTCTGTACGCATAATATAATTGTAGTTAGTTTGTGGTGCCGTCTATCAACTGGCGGCGCTACATTTTCTTATTTTACAAAGAGTAAATAAATGGCTTACGGTTGGGCTTCAAGCATTTCCGCTGGTAATTGGGGAACGGTTACTACTGATACGATTAACAATGCACTTCCCGGTTATACAAAATCACCGGGCGATGAGAATATATGCTCCCCGTGGTCTGGTGGTGTTTTAGCGACTGATATATTTGCCTTGAAAGGTGGAGGACATACTGATGGTTGGGTCAACGGGTGGTATGCACTTGATTTGTCGTCTGATTCGCCGACGTGGAGTGCATTGGCTAACAGTCAGAGCAACTCGACCAATACCGTGTACAACGACGGTAATGGAATTTGGGCTGACGACGCACCAAGCTCAAACCATACTTACGGTAACCTTGTCTACGATTCGGTCAATAATTGCTTGTTGCAGTTTGGATTGCCTGCAATTTGGTCAACGAATGCGGATAGTTTTCGTTATCTTATCGCGTACGATCTAGATACGTCAGCGTATTTGATTACGTCAGGTACATCGGATTTGACGAATATACCGACGATAAGTGGCAGCATTGAAGGCTGTACACTGCGACACCCGACTACAGGAATGATCGCGTACTTTGGTACAGCTGCTGACGGGATAATCATCTACAATCCATCAACCGATACTCATACCGAAAAAGTCGTCGATATCACATCAATGGAAGATCAGGTCTCCGTTGCATACGATCCAGTTCGTGATCGTGCTGTATTCTGCGGTGACGGTAATTTATGGACAATCGAGGGTCTGTTCGAGCTTGATCTACCATGTACGCTTGTGAGCATCACTGATTCTGGTGCCGCCGGCGGACAGGCGCTTATAAATGCATCTGCACCAGGATTTGTATATGTGCCCGAAATGGATCGTTACATAGGTTGGAATGGAGGCCAAGCATTATATGAACTACACCCGGAAACATGGATTTGGTCTGCTTTAAGCGTTGCTGGTTCAACACCAACCAGTGCACAAGCAAACGGTACTTTTGGCCGTTTCCAATACCACGCTGAAACAGGGTGCCTGATCGTTGTAAATGATATAGACGAATCTACATATGCTTTTAAGCTGGATACGTCTGGTTACGCCGCGAAGCAACATTCCACAACTGTTGGCTTTGGCTCACAAGCCGTATTCGCAAGCGGCGGCTGGACCAATGCGTCCAATTTGCTTGTTGATGATGGTAATTACGCAACCCCGAGCGGAAGCGGTGCAAAACATCGACTTTATGCGCAAACAGCTTCACCGAGCATCCCATCAGATGCAACAAATATTGGCTGTCAGATTTATTACCGAAGCGTTTACGATACCTATCCTGATGGTGGCTGCACAACAGCCGCGCAGATATCGATAGACGGGACTACTGCTTCTGATCAGATACAGGGTCTTGCTACTCAGTACTCTGGCGTAGCAGAATCACATAGTTTTGGTGGATCTGCTGAAGATTGGGGTGTGACATTAACGTATACAGCTGCTAATGGAAGCACGTTTTCAGCTTTACCACAGCTTTATTCAGATGATGGATACCCGGAAGAAACAGCAGTTGAGTTTGTCGCAAGACGTTGGTATTGGGATTCGGCAGCAGAACCGCCAGCATCTACTGTTCCACCACTGTATCACCATTATAGGATGATGAAACGATGATTTATTTACGTCAATCAACAGCATCGCAGTCCGTGCTAGTTGGGCCGTTTGTTGATTCAACAGATGGCGTGACAGCCGAAACTGGTTTGACGATTGCTAATACTGATATTCGCTTGTCTGCTAACGGCGGGAATATGGTAGCTAAGAACTCAGGCGGAGGTACACATGACGAGATTGGATATTACACGATCACATTAGATGCGACTGATACGGCTACGGTTGGGCGGTTGCAATTATGTATTAATGCTACTGGTGCGCTGCCTGTTTATCATGAATTTATCGTTTTGGAAGAGGCGGTATATGATAATTTATTCGCTGCGAGTGCTCCTGGTCCATTGGCTGCTAATAATAACGGGTCTGGATTGACTGAAGCCGGCGGTGATGGTGACCATTTAACTGCAATTAATCTGCCTAACCAAACAATGGACATTACAGGAAACCTATCAGGCTCAGTAGGTAGTGTTACAGGTAATGTGGGAGGTATAGCTGGAACTATTACTACTTTAGACGCTTTGGATACTGCGCAAGACACACAACATGCGCAAACGCAGAGTGATATTGCCGGACTGAATGATATTGCCGCAACGGATATTGTATCAGGCGGGGCGATCACAACGTCAGGCGGTGTTGCCAACGCCAATATTGAACAGATCAGTGGTTCTTCTGTAACCGAATCATCGTCCGGACGCATTGCCGGAAATTTCAATACGTTTTTTGATAATGCTGATTCGGCCAGCGCGCAAACACAAGATGATGTCGGCGGCGGTTCAAGTCTAACCGTTGCAGATATTGCAGATGGTGTGTGGGACGAATTGCAATCAGGCCATGTTGGTGCTGGGACGTTTGGAGAAATTGCCACCGAAATAGCTAGTATTTTGGTTGATACCAACGAACTGCAAACCGACGATATACCGGGTGCAATTGCTGCATTAAATGATCCAACGGTTGCTGAAATTAGATCCGAGATTGACAGTAACAGCACACAATTGGCAGCGATTATTTCTGCACAAACCACAGCTCAAAATGATCTGGATATTGTAACCGGCGTTGACGGCGTGACGCTTGCTACATTGCAAGGTAATTACGCGCCTGCGAAGGCTGGTGATGAAATGGACTTTGTAGATGCTCCTAATTCTACGGCTGTTACTGCTATTCAAGGCGATGGTTCAGCTTTTACTTCTATACCGTGGAATGCTGCTTGGGATGCTGAGGTTCAGAGCGAAGCGCAAGATGCGATAACAGCTTCTTTTACATTTAGTAATGGTAATGTTTCGGCTAATATAGAAGAGATTAATACCGTTACTATTACAGGTAATGGAAGTACTGGAACGGAGTTTAGCATATAATGGCCATTGGAATAATATGGGCTGACATATGGGACGAGTCTATATGGGACCCTACTATATGGGCTCAAACCCTAACTATACGAACTTCTTCTATAGTAGAAGATAAGGAATCAGATCCTGTGGATGATATTGTGGAGAATAAAACTTAATGAAACCTATTACAGTGACTGTTACAAGTGCTGCATCTAAAATTATTGCAGTTGATCGTTTTGGTGGTGATGTGTCTGTGGCCGCTGATTATGAGGCTGGTACTTCTTATACAGTTCAATATACGCTGAAAAATATTCATGATCCTATTGTTTATGCAGCCTTGGTTGCAGATGATTGGCATGATGTAACAGACATGACAGCCGCAACTTCGAACACAGCTAAATCTATTAAAGCTCCAATATGCGGGTTAAAATTAACTCATGCAGGAACAAATTCTACTGTATTTGATATTTTACAAGCTTCTGCTCCTTAAGGACTAGTCATGTCGCACGGACTAAATCCTGGCTATAAATCTGGTGAACACTGGGTTGAGTGCGAACGGTGCGGTAAACATCGATACGCAAGTCAGATTGTAGTCGAACGAAGTAAGGGCGGACACAAAACGTTTAAGGTGTGTAAAGATGGATGTTTTGATCCTGTACATCCTCAAGAGTTTGTTAGAGCAGTGGACGATAAAGTAAAAGCAAACGAACCTGTAAGAACACCCTCCGAACCTGAATATACTGATGTTACGTTTCTTGATCCTACTAGCGCCGTTCCAGATGGAACTTTTACTGTAGATTAATATGGCCAATTCTAATTATGTAGCAACCGTTGATTCTATAATCCAAGAAGCTTATGAACAGCTTCAGGTGCTAGAAGAAGGTGATACTTATAATACAGCTCAGTTTGATTCTGCACTTCCTACCCTAGCTATGCTGGCGTATGAGTGGCAAAAATCAATCAATGTATTTGCTCTACAAGAAACTTTTCTCTTTCTTGTTAAGAATAAGTATCAATATGATACTAGTGTGTTCAGTCAAAGTGCTAGCACGTCTTATGTAAGTCCTGGCTTAACAGGGCTTGCTCCTTATGTGTATGATTACAACACTGTAGGATTGTCAGCAGCATCCTCGGGAGCTACGTCTATAACTACGGACGACGCGACTTCTATAGCCGCAGATTCAGTAGTAGGCATACCTCAAGCTGATGGAAGTGTGCACTGGACTACGGTTTCTTCTGGAGGTTCTACCTTTACAATTGCTGATGCCTTGACTGATGATGTTGATACGTCATTTGACATGGTGTATTCGAGTAGTATAATGACTCGTCCACTTAATATCATATCAGCAGCTTTACGTAATTTTCATACAAATATTGATTTAGGATTAGATATTATCAATTACTCGGATTATAATTATCTTCCTAATAAAACTACAACAGGACAAGTCTCACAACTTATGTATAATCGTGAGGTTGTTACTGGAGATTTGCGGGTGTGGCAAGCTCCTAGTACTTGGGATCAATGTCTAGTGTTGTGGGTTCACTCCCCTACACAGTTGTTATCTTCTGCTACAGATTCTATAGCAGCTTCAGCTGGATCAATTGGATTTCCTCAAGAGTTCTTTTGGGCATTGTCGATTAACCTAGCCAACAGGCTTATTAATAAGGTTGGGTGTCCTCGTGATGTAGCGTCTCGTATTGAGCGACAAGCTGCCTTAGCCGAAATGGAAGCTTTCAACAGCGACACTATGATGGAATTGAGTTTATACCCAGATCTAGAGAAGTATTAGTATGTATCGTGTACCTTTAGCTGTAGATTTAACTATTGAAAATTTTAGTGGTAGTTCAATCACTAATTTTTCGTCGTTTATTAAAAATGGAATAGTTGAGATACAGAAAAGTGATCCTTATGATAAGGTGGTAGTTACTTGCCGTCCGAGCTTTGATGTATATGAGGAAAACGATACAGGTACTGAAAAAGGAAGAGGATATATTTATTGGGCCGATAATTCTGCTGGGTATTTTGTTAATGATGATACCGTATACAAAAATAATTATGCTACTACTGTTGGTACCATATCGTCAGGATCAAGTAAAGTATATTTCTATCCTGTAGGAGCTGATCTAGTTCTAATTGATCCTGAGAATGACGAAGGGTGGACTATCGATTCTGGAAATACACTAACACAAATAACTGATGCAGATTTTCCAAGTGATTTAGTGGATGGATTAGTCAATCTAAATGACTATGCTTATGTATTATCATCGGATGGTACTATAAGTAATTCAGCTAATGGCGACGCAACAACTTGGGGAGCTTTAGATTATATTACAGCAGAGCGTGATAAAGATAGTGGAATATATTTAACTAAGCATCACGATAATATAGTCGCGCTAGGCTCAAAAACCTGCGAATTCTTTTATGACAACGCCAATGCAACAGGAAGTCCGTTAGCACGCCGACAAGATATTTTTCATAATGTAGGATGTGTTTCTGGGGCTGGTGTTTGGGAAACAGGCAATATTATTCTTTTTCCTGGAACAACTCCGGAGGGGGGAGTTGGTGTATACAAACTCGAAAATTTTGGGCTTACAAAAGTATCTCCTCCTGGTTTAGATGTATTTCTTACTAATTATCTTACTCGCGAAGAGGGCTACTTAATTGGTAGTGGTATCCCCGGCCAAGCTAAGGCTTTATATTTCCTCACAGCTTATAAACTTGTTTCCGGAGTTATAACTCCTAGTTATACTTTTATATTTGATACAACCACAGGATTTTGGTATTTAGCAGGAACCAATTTAGCAGAATTAGGAGATTCTGTTTCTATTCCAATTATTTCCTGGTCATTTGCATTAGGAAGTGATGTTAGACTTGGCGAAGGAATATTAAGTAATGGAAACCTAATCACTGTTTATGACGACTTCTTACCTGTAGATAGACAGAGTGGTTCAATTTATGTTTTAGGTGGTTATGTGGATGCAGACTACGTCGAGCAAGCAGAAGAAATATCCGTTAATCAAACTCTTAAAATACGTACTGGACACATGGATTTTGGAACTACCAAGTATAAGTATTGTAATAGACTTTCTATAGCTGGAGATTATATAGAAGAGACTGCTGGTTCTGCTCCATCAGCAGATGCTAATCAGATGATAATTCGATGGTCGGATTCGTATTCAACTGATTCGTCATTTGACACCTATAGTCCTGAACTTATTCAGAACTCAGCAAGATTATTTTCTGATTCTAATTTATGGTCATATACGACAGGAGACTGGATTTTTGCTGATAATACTGCAACGTGTGTTCCTTCTGGGAGTAATCTTATTTATGGTGGATTTCCAGTAGGAGTAAGTTCGACAGGAACATTGCCTAATACTCCGTTTCATCTGTTTCAATCCGGACGAGATTATGTTATCACTTTTACATTATCGAATGTAACAGCAGGTAATATAACTGCACGAATAGGGTCTTCGGATAGCGGGACCACTAGGTCTAGCAATGGAACTTATATAGAAACTGTAGCTTGTACATCAAGTACATCTACATTTACATTTGTTCCAGACTCAGATTTTGATGGATCGGTTTCAAATTTAACGATAAGAGAAACTCCTACTGGGAGAAGGATAAATACTTACAAGAAAAGTAAGTTGACTAGATGCGGCAGATTTAGTCGCAGGAGTTTTGAACTTGAATATACAACAGCTAAGCCTTATAGGCTAGAAGCTATTGAACTTGCATTATTGTCAGGTACCAAATAATGGCTATCTTAGGGCTTGAGCCGCCACAACTTGAAGGAGAATCATCGAAGCTTATTTCGTGGGTGCACCGATTATATGATTGGGTGGTTGGTACTAAGTGGTATACGCCAACTTTACTTAACTCGTGGGTTGATCTTGGTGGCGAATATCAGGGTGCAAGATACAGAAAAGTTGGTGGTATTGTTGAATTACAAGGCCTAATAAAAGACGGTACAACAACTAACGGCACTACATTATTTACATTACCTCAAGGCTATAGACCAACTAAGCGATTAATTTTTATAAGTGTACAATACCAAGCAGATCCTTATGATGTATTAATATATCCTGATGGAAGTGTAATTATTAATTACGTTACTACTAGTGTTTGGTTATCGTTATCCGGAATATTTTTTAAGGCAGAACAATAATGGTCACAATTGTAACAAGACTAGGTAAAGGCTCTGCCCTTACTTATCAAGAACTTGATGATAACTTCACTAATATTAATACAGTACTTGTTACTGCGTCTGATTCAGCTGAGGGGTTTGTAGAACTAGCTACGAATGCCGAAGCAGCTACTGGTACAGCTACAAATCGAGCTCTAACACCAGCTAATTTAACATACGTTTTAACTAACGGTCCTACTATAACGGGCGGAACTTCGTCTGCTCAAACAATATCGGATTATGGTTTAACCTATAATTCACATGGATCTACAGGTGCAACTGAGACAATAGATCTTGAGGATGGTAATGTACATGGAATTACTTTAGATTCTAATTGTACTTTAACCTTTTCTAATCCTCCGTCCTCAGGCACATATGGTCAATTTAGATTAATTGTTACTCAGGATGGTACTGGTTTCCGGACTATAACTTGGCCTGGATCAGTTATATGGAACGTAGGCGTAGAACCCACATTAAGTACAGCTGCTGGTTCTGTTGATGTGCTTGATTTCTATACTGTAAATGCAGGTACTTCTTGGGTTGGATCATTATCAATTTTGGATGCTTCATAATGTTATTTAATGGTTCTGGTTTGAAGATAACTGAGTGGAAATCTCCAGGATTAGCTGATAATGTTGCTATCGGAGATAATCCGTGGAACAATCCATCTAATGTTTTAGCAGCTGATACTACTTATGCAACTTCTATTATAAGTACGGCCCTTGAAAACACACAACGCTTAAGGACACAAAATTATAATTTTTCTATTCCTGCATCTAGTATTATAAGCGCAGAAATAAAAGTAAAGGGATATAAAATAGCAGGTTCATCAAATGAGCTTCAGTTGTATTTATTAGATGAAACTGGTTCTCTTATTTTCGGAGAAAAACGACTTAATTTTACAGGAACAGATGCTACTTATACAGTTGGCGGTTTCGAT